TTCCCACAGCAGGCATCTGATGCAGATCAAGAAGATCCGGAAGAGGATGATCGCAATATTCTAGGTTTCTGGGATCCACAATCGGAAATTGTAGCACTGAATATTGATTACCTTGAATCAAATAGTCTAAAGGGTGCAGTAACACACGAATTGCGCCATGCGTTGGATGATTATAAGTCCGAGTTCAGGGCAGGTTCAAGCACAAGATACGACACACCGAAGAAAAAGGAACACAGAAAGGATCTATCAAATGATCCGTATGCGTCTGAGCTTGAGAAGAAGAAGCCTTACCACGCCAAGCCGGCCGAGATCAATGCCCGATTTGCAGAGGTACTGCATGGTGTGACTTTCCAGATAAAGCATTCTATGAAGTATCCACCAGACCAAATCCGACCGAGAGTGATGAAGTTATTCATGAAGCTTCTAGACATGAAGCACATAGCTCACTTATTTCCAGAGAAAACACAATCTAAAGATTACAAGCGTTTGGTAAAACGCGGTATGGATTTTATAGATAAAGAGCTAGCACACCTCCAATCTCAAAAATGATGTCTTTTTAACCTATTTCTGCAATGGTTATAGGTTGACAATATAAATAAAGCACACTATAATAGTGGCTACTTACAAAGAGTGGATACAGCAAACAAACCGACGCTGAAAGGCGACTATGGTGTTGATGTCGATCTTACATGTGGAGGGTTTACCCGATGAAGCATAGTAAGGCCATCGCTCAACAAACTTCCTAGGACGAAGCAAAAGGTTCGAACTCGGGGTAAGGCCCGAAAGCAAACTAGTAATCCTTGTGGTGAAACATTTGTCCCTTACACCACTCTGTTTTCAATATCTAAATACAGACATACATGACAGTAAGTATTTCCTATTCCCTCGGAGCATTACACGAAGCTGCCAGATTTATTTGGGAGAATAATGAAAGTGTTCTAAACTGGCCTTGTTCCCCAACTTCGGCGTTTGATGTAATGACGCAAATTAGGGATATGATGGTCAAGGGAGCATTGGAAAATGCTGAGTTCTTAAAGAAAGAAAAGAACAAAACTTTATCAGCCGATGACGATTGGATGACATTCAATGGTACCGGCGGATATTATGTCCTGTATGAGCTCTTAAGTGAAGAAGATGATGAAGAAGTGCGCATCGGTATCGACATTTTGGTTGATCCCTCGGTTAGTCATCCTAACCCCCGGTACGTAACAGAAGTCGTTGACAACACAGAAGAGACTGTATAAACTAGAGACTTACTTGCTAAAGATTAGGTACAGCAAAAAATAAAATTAGCATATTAGGGCACACTCGAAAGGGTGTATAACTAAGAACCTTTCTGAAGGGGAAAGCAAAAACTCGTCAAAACCTAATCTGATCTAATTTTATGTATGGACATTGGATTACAAAGATAGAATTTAATCCGGATGATTATATCGGGTTTGTTTATCTTGTGATTAATGTTCTTACAGATCAAAAATATATCGGCAAGAAAAATTTCAGAGTTAATACACGAACCACAGAAAGGTGGGAAGAGTATACTTCGAGTTCGAAGTATCTAACTAAAGATATTTTAAAATTAGGAAAAGAAAATTTTCGATTTGAGATTTTATTTCTGTGTAAAACAAAAGAAGAATTAGATAATTTAGAAATAGAAGAACAAAAAAGAAGAAATATACTTAGATCCTTATTGCCTAACGGCACACGAGAATATTATAATAGGTATATACATAAGGTCGGTCTTAGCACAAATGGGGCTAAATTTAGCGAAGATGTAAAAGAAAAAATGCGTAAAACACATACTGGTGTTCCGCATAATTCTAAAGATAAGAAAGTATATCAGTTTAAAGATACAAACACTGGTATTGTCCAAAAGGACAAGAAAAGAATTCCAAAATATAGTGGGTGCTGATCCCTGTAAATTAGTTATAGGTAAGGCAAAATCTGTAAGAAAATGGATTTGTTTAGATCCGATTGATGGGATAAGGAATTATCCTAAGAGAAAGTAATTTTAAAGATTCCGTTCCGCAACTAAAATTAATAAACCGAGGTATGTGGGTTCGAGCCCCACTCTCATTGGCAACAGTGAGATAGTCGAATTGGTATAGACATTGGTCAAATAAAAAGCGAATCTGATATGAAAAATACATACACATTTTTAGTCCTAATTTCTGCAATGTGTTCATCATTTGCCGGTCCACCTAAAAATAATGTCGAGCTTGAAGATAAATGTTATGCATTGCTAAAACCTCATATTGAAGGTGCGACAATAAAAGGTGTTAGATGGAATAGATACGGCGATAGAGTATCGTTTTCTCTTTCTAAGAATGTAGGATATAATCTGACAAGTTTTGCAGAATGTTACATCGATAACGGGGATGTAAAACGGCGCTTTGAATCAAAGGCCGAAGGAAAGATCCGTTACGCCGAGGAACAACGAAAGCGTGCCGAAGAAGAAAAGAAATTAAGAAGATTTAAATAATTATGGGATTTAGATTTCGTAAAAGTATAAAGGTTGGTGGAATTAAGTTAAATCTTGGTAAGACCGGATTAACCAGTGTTTCGGTAAAACCGACTAAAAATACAAATATCTCAGCAGGTAAGACCGGAGTCACCGGATCTGTATCTTGGTTAGGCACCGGACTTAGTTATATTTTCAAGATATTCAAATGGTAAAAATGAAAGCATTAGTTCTTTTGGCAGCTATATTCTTGGCAACCTCAGCAAGTGCTACAGGTGGTAGATTAAATAGCAAGGGATGTCATAATAGTAAGAAGGTCGGATATCATTGCCATAGAAGTCAAGATAAACCTGCACCTGTTAAGAAAGAAAAAGTTATTCCAAAGAAGAATAAACAATAAAGAATTTTGACAGCAACTTAAAATAAAATTCTGAACGGAGAAACAAAAATGACAACACTATTTGAAGCAGTAAACGCAAACGCAACAACAGCAAACGGGGCCGTGACAAACGCATCGTCTCTAAATAAAAATGTGGACCTTTTCTTCCTTGCTGGTGCAAGCCGCGGTAAGGATATCACTTCTACCTTCGCCGGAGCCTTCGTTGAAGACTCCGAAGTTGCAACTCGTATCCTTCAGTGGGCACGTGATGCACGCGGTGGAGCAGGTGAGCGTGAAACTTTCCGTAAGTTGTTCGGCTATCTGTTGAAGAACGAAATCGCAATCGCTTCTCGCGTGCTTGTAAAGGCACCTGAGCTTGGCCGTTGGGACGACGTTTTGATCGCCTTCGGTACACCTATCGAGCGTGAAGCTCTGCGTATGATCGCCTTTGCTTTGAACGAAGTAAAGGATGGTCTGTGCGCAAAGTGGATGCCGCGTCAGGGTGCGGAAGCGAACAAGATTCGCTCGTACATGAAGTTGACTCCGAAGCAATATCGTAAGCTCTTGGTTGGCTTGTCCAACACTGTTGAGCAGAAGATGTGTGCCCAGGATTGGACTGGAATCGTGTATCCGCATGTTCCGTCGGTTGCTGCTGGTCGTTACCAGAAGGCTTTCTTGAAGCACGATCCTTCGGGATATGCGAAGTACAAGGAAAAGCTGGTTTCGGGCGAAGCGAAGATCAACGCATCGGTTGCTTACCCGTACGACGTGATTCGTTCACTTCGTAACGGCGATAAGGTTGTTGCTAACGCACAATGGGATGCATTGCCAAACTATCTTGAAGGTTCGGACGAAAACATCCTCCCGGTTGTTGACGTTTCGGGTTCTATGGATTTCCAAGTGTCTGGTAGCGTAACTGCTATGGACGTTGCGATCTCCTTGGGATTGTACACTTCGGAACGTATGGGTGGTGTGTTCAAGGACCAGTTCGTGACATTCTCGAGCCAGCCGGAAATGCTGCACTTGAAGGGCAACCTTCAACAGCGTTATGACGCAATGGCTCGTTCCAACTGGGCAATGAGCACAGATATCCAGGCTGTGTTCAAGTTGATCTTGACTTCGGCAACGAAGCATAAGGTTGCTCAGAAGGAAATGCCGACAAAGATCCTGATCTTGTCGGACATGGAATTCAACACTTGCGTTACTGGCGGAACAAGCGTTAGCGCAATGAACATGATTGAGAAGGAATATGCTGCCGCAGGGTACAAGGTTCCGCAGGTTGTGTTCTGGAACCTGAAGGGTCGTGCTGGAAACAGCCCGGTTACCTACAACCAGTCCGGAACTGCACTTGTGTCGGGCTTCTCTCCGAGCATCGTTAAGTCGGTACTTGGTGGTGAAGAAATGACACCGATCAGCATCATGCTGAAGACTGTAATGGTCCAGAGATACGACTTCTAAGAGGTTGTTCTCCTAAAAAAGGGGCAGAAACTGCCCCTTTTCCTTTGGTTAAACCGTTATTAAAAGATAAATAGACATATAATGCTAAATACAGCATATAAACATCAGGAGGTTCTTATGAACAAGTTTATCTTATCGTTGGCAGTTGTTATGGGTGCAGTTGCTCTTACAGCTTGCGGTGGTGGTTTCAGTGATTCGCCAGAACAAAAAGCATTCAAGGCTTTTGTTGAAAAGTGCAAAAAGGATCCTAGCACAGCAGATTGCAAGGCATGGAAGGAAAATAATACTTCCCCGGGCGGCAACTAAAAAGTTGTAAAGAAAAGGGGCTGCAAGACAGCCCTTTTTTACGAGATGAAATCTAAGTGTTTAAATTGTCTCCAAGAATTTGAATATAATCCGCATCAAAATGCAGGTTTATATTGTTCAAATTCTTGCAGAGGAATACATAAATCCAGGCTTCATAAAGAAGCCTGGTATGCAGGTACATTAACAAAGAAGATCGATCGTCCTACTATTAGAAAATATCTAACAGAGGATCGAGGATATAATTGTGAAATATGTAAATTATCAGAATGGCAAAATCAGCCCATAACACTTGAGGTTGATCACACCGATGGAAATTCTGCAGACGATAACCCGAGTAATGTAAGATTGATATGCCCCAATTGTCACAGTCAATCACCACATCGCGGCGCTGCCAATAAGGGTAGAGGTCGTAAATCTTTAGGACTTTCGTTATACTAGATAAATAAACATATGCGGGTGTGGTGCTAGTGGTAACACATATCCTTGCCAAGGACAAGTTACGGGTTCGATTCCCGTCTCCCGCTCCAAAATTAAAGCCCTAGTGATAAATAAGTCACTAGGGCTTTTCCTTGGAGTATATTATGAAGAAATTATTAGCAGCAGCATTTTTATCGGTTGTATCAATGGCATCGTTTGCTACTGATATGACATTACCTATTCGTGATGTAGTAGATGGCGACACAATTAGGAGTGCAGTAAAGCTTCCTTGTCCACTATGTACAGTATCCGTTAGAATTCGCGGTATTGACACGCCCGAATCAACCTATCTAGCCAAGTGTCCTGCAGAGAAGGCAAAGGCATTGCAAGCAAAGGCATATATGATTACATTGGTTGGTAAACACACGACAATGGTTGCTAAGGATGTAAAATGGGATAAGTATGGCGGCAGAATCGATGCAGTTGTTGAGGTCAACGGTGTTGATGTTGGTAAGGATATGATTGAAAAGGGTTTTGCTAAACCCTATAGCGGAGTAGGCAAAAAGCCGGATTGGTGTAATTGACCAGAGTTTAGTTTGTTGTTATAATAAAGACATAAATAAGTATAAGCCCTTTTAGCTCATTTGGCAGAGCAACGCACTTGTAATGCGTAGGTGGTCAGTTCGAATCCGACAAAGGGCACCAGATAATAATGAGAATAACATGGCCACACTTAAGATTAATGTTGATAGCACTTTTGATGTTGATGTAACGGTTCGTGAGAGCGATAAGTATTCTCAGCTTGCATTTGTTAAGTTTGAAAAGAATTTTCGTCCAGAACATATTCATGCATGCAATGAATTGTTTCTTACCCCGACACAACTCGAATTGTTAGGCCGATTCTTTATTAGGCAGGCAGATGCAATGCAAACAGCCCAGTCAATTCGTAAGAAGACTGAGATCTGTCAAGGCTAATGATTTTTAGCTGCCTGCATTGCGGAAAGAAAAAGAAAGGATTTCCGTCTAGCCTCAATAAATATTGTACAAAGAATTGCCAGAGAGAATTTGAGTATAATAAATATATTCAGGATTGGAAAAGTGGATTAGTCGACGGTTCTAAGGGTGTAAAGAATTTACAAACTTCGAATTATATTCAGCGTTATATAAGAGAAAAATTTAAAGATACATGCGTTGAATGTGGTCAAAATAATATGCACAACGGAAAATTGCTATCGATGCAGTTAGAACATATTGATAGTGATAGTTCTAACAATTTAGAAAATAATCTATCATTACTTTGCCCGAATTGTCATACTCAGACCGAGTTTTATGGTTCTAAGAATAAAGGTAATGGAAGAGGATCGATAAGAAAACAACGCGGGTATGGTATATAGGTTGTGCCCTAGCCTTCCAAGCTATAGAATCCGGTTCGAGTCCGGATACCCGCTCCAAATATGATTGTATTTAAAATCTTCTGTGTCTTAGCAATTGCCTATATTCTGAGACATATATTCTTCCAGAAAGATTACACCGAAGTAGATGTTATTATGGAAGAATATAAAGAAATGCGAAATAAAAAAGATAAATAAAGTATGTTAAACTTATTGATCGGTATTGCACTTGGTGCAGCTTTTTCTCCCTTCTGGATTATGCTCTGGAATAAGGGTAAAGAGCTCATATCAAGCTCCACAAAAAAATAAAGAATTTGGGAGTATAGCTCAACGGTAGAGCGACAGGCTTATACCCTGTGTAAGCACTAGATAGGTGCACGATCTAGGTTCGAATCCTGGTACTCCTACCAGAAGGAATAAAAGATATGTCATATAGAATAAAAATTACCACTACAAAGCCAAACGGAACACCTTGGTTTTATGAGAGTGGAACACCTAATGCTGCAACAATTCTGGCAGATATTATTACCTGGAATAAGGCGCAGCCTGGCTATGTTAGCGGCTTCGGCGTCCATGTTGGCAATAATATTTACGAACACACCATTATCTTTGATTCAGCGTTAAACGGCGATGCATGGTTGCTTGCAAAGCAAACCGAGCCAAATAACATGATTCGTGATGCCTATCTTGCCGGTTTACCAGTTCGACAAGATATCGTTATTACCTAATATTCGGAAGATTGGCAGAGCGGCCGATTGCGTTAGTCTTGAAAACTAAAGGTCCGAAAGGGCCCGTGAGTTCGAATCTCACATCTTCCTCCATAATAAATAGCACCATTTGATCCTCTAACACATAAGTAGTATACTTTTGATAGTTAAGGAGTAACGAATGACCGAATTCTCGTTTGATGAATGGGCTAAACTGTACGAAGCCAATCCTGCCGAATTTGAACGCAGAAGAGCAGAAGTGCTAGAACAGGAAATTCAAAAAGCGCCTGTGGCACATCGGAACAATCTTAGATTGCTCCAAATGCAGTGCAATGCAATGCATGAAACTATGTCTCCCATGGAAGCAACCGTTGAGATGTCAAAGATGATGACTGCAAAGCTCAACGAAATGAAGACTCCGTTAACCCAACTAAGAGCAATCTGCGAAGATATTGTTAATCCCGAATGATAACTCTTATTGCAGCCATCGGTCGCAATAATGAATTGGGACTAAATAATAAGATGTTGTGGAATATTCCAGAGGACATGAAACACTTCAAATCCTATACCATGGGTAAAGTTATTATCATGGGAAGGAAAACATTTGCAAGTATTGGTTGCAAGGGTTTACCCGGTAGAAAGTGTATAGTTGTTTCCACGCAGGATTTGCATGGTTCTGCTATTAGAGCTAGTACGATAGATGCAGCACTATCTATTGATTACTGTTACCCGGAAATTGTGGTAATAGGTGGCGAATCAGTCTATAGGCAAACAATCATTCATGCTGACAAACTTGTGATAACGCACATAGACGCAGAATTTGAAGCAGACACATTTTTCCCATATATTGATCCGGCGCAATGGGTGATAAATAGTACAATAAATGGGAGCAATGAAACTTATAACTATAAGTTTGTTGAATATGTGCGTAAATGAGGGCAGCAGAATTTCTAATAGAAAAACCAGTTGAATCAAGTTGGATTGTTGATCTAAGATTTAGCCGTCCGAGCAAGACATTGACAATGCGTTTGTCGAATGGTAGAGAATTTAGAATTCCTGGCATGACAAGGACGACCTTTGAGAGATGGACAAATGCCCCTTCAAAGGGAAGATTCTTTCATACAAACATCAAAGACAGATATCAGGTAAATAGAATAAAGTGAACATACGCCAGACTATAAAAGATACAAAGAAGGGTGTAAGGGAACTAAAGAAAACAAATCCACACCTTTTTCCAGAATATGTAGCAGTATTGCATGCAGAAGCAGATCTCAGATGTGCAAAGCAGAATTTACTTGATGCTAAAGCAAGATGGAAAAAGGTAGGTAATTAGGACATTATATCAGCGGTAGATTGCGATCGTGACAAGATCGAGGTGAGAGGTTCAACTCCTCTATGTCCTACCAGTATTTCATGGAAAGCATCTGGGTCTTTGTATAAATACATTATGTGGACCTGTAAACATTGTAATCTATTATTTTATTTGTCTAAGACAACCGAAAAAGCAAATCACTCACGATGGTGTACATCAAACCCCAAGAATATATTTTATAGAGAGCAGGTTGCCAACCATGCAAAAATAATGTCCGTATCTAATATAGGAAGAATTCGGACAGAAGAAACAAAAGATCGAATAAGCAAATCCCGCAGAGGAAAATATGTAGGTGATAAAAATCCATTTTATGGAAAAACTCATACCGAGGATAGTAGAAATAAAATAAGCAATGCAGGACTGAGTAGTAAACATCGTAGGTTGGTAAGATCTATTAGAAAATATGTAAGAAAAGACGGGACTGAAATATTATTAGATTCGTCGTGGGAAGAGATACTTGCGCAAAGATTAGATGAACTGGACATAAAATGGATAAGACCCGTTGATCCTATAGATTGGGTAGATAAGACAAACAAGAAAAGGCATTATTTTCCGGATTTTTATTTAGAAGAATATAATATCTATCTCGATCCAAAAAATACAGCAGCTATGTCAGCACAACGGGAAAAGGTGGAGTGGTTATTGCTGAATAGGAAAGATGTTTATTTTTTGAAAACTCTCAAAGAATGTAAAGATTACACACCGGCGTTCGTATAATGGAGAATACAGCTCTCTTCTAAAGAGCGAATAGGGGTTCGATTCCTCTACGCCGGACCAGAGGTACCATATAACAGAAAGACACATATGACAGATGAGGATCGTACTGTAGGACGGTTAAAGGGTCACAACATCCTTATAAAATTCAAGGATGGCGAAGAACTAACATTGCATGTCGATGACATAGATGATGAGGGACTCAATAGTGAATGGTTTCAAGATGTCGAACAATATCTAAATCGCAAGATAGAGTATTTCCCTACTGCTGGATTCTCTGTGGCACCCGATGTTATCAAATATGTTAGAAGAATATGACAACAATAACACTATTTTATAGTAATTCCCATCCATTTTCCAATTGGTACATGGCTTCGTTTATTCATAACGGACATGAATTCAATTGCTCCGAACAATACATGATGTACAAGAAGGCTATGCTCTTCAAGGATTATGATGTTGCTGAAATGATTATGCAACAAGGTCATCCGCGTAAGCAGAAGTTTCTCGGAAGACAAGTTCGTGGATTTGATCCGGAAAAGTGGAATGCAGAATGTAAAGACATTATGGTTCCCGGACTTGTATCTAAGTTTACACAAGATTCCTATTCTTTAACAACATTACTCGATACAGGTGATTCAATTATTGCCGAAGCAAGCCCAACTGATAAGATTTGGGGGATTGGATTATCTGAGAATGATCCTAAAGCATTGGATCCTAAAAATTGGCAAGGCACAAACTGGCTTGGTGAAGTCCTAATGAGGACAAGAGATGAAATCCGTACCGGAAAATATTGAGCATAGAATACAGCTCAAGGAAGACGAAATAAGAAGATATAGGCTTGTCCTGGTTAACTATCCACTTGATAGGTTGAATAGATCGGGCATACCATATCTGACACATTTACAAGATCAGCTAAATGAACTCTACGAAGAACGAGCAAAACGAAAAGTTTAGAGAAAAGCTCGAGATGGGAATTAAGGCAGAAAATGTTGCCTATTCCTACATGATTAAGCACTATGGGTTTGTTGAAGATTTACGCCAACAGAAGCATGGTGAGTTTGCTGGTCCGCGATTAGTAGGTACAGAAGGCAGAGTTATATTGCCAGATTTCCTTGTATATACAAAGGAAAAAGGCGCATTTGCAGTCGATGTTAAAGCAAAGACATATCTGTATCCATTTGAGGGTAAACAGTGTTTTACAGTTGATAATAAATTTGAAGAATATAAAAGAGCAGTTCAAATCAAGAGGTTGGATTACCTTGCATTAATTTTTTCTTATAAGGATAGAATGTACTTCTATAAGGATACTGATTGCATTGGATCTCAATATCTCGATAATGAATACGGTTCTGGAATGGTATATTACTTTGAATTTGATAAAAGACGATTGACATACTAACATGAGCCACTGGAATTATAGAGTTTGTAAATCAACATACAAGGGTGACGGTTACGAAGAAGTCACCTACGAAATTCGCGAAGCATATTACAATGCTGACGGTAGCATCTGGGCTGTAACAGAAACAGCAAAAGGTGTATTTGGAGACAACATCCAAGAAATCAAGCAATGCCTTGAATGGATGCAACTTGCGGTAAATAAAGAAGTAATCGATCTTGATACTCTTGTATTTGCCCCAATGGACAAAACAGACACAGGCATCGAAGAAGAATGGCTGGATTCAGATAGTGATATTCTGCCGCCCTCGTAACGCGGTCACGAGAGTTTGATTCTCTCATCCAGCACCAAGTCCCTATAGTTCAATGGATAGAATAAGTATTTCCGAAGTATTAGATTCAGGTTCGATTCCTGATAGGGGCTCCACCAATAATAAGAATAATAAGAATGGCATCATATTTTAGGGAAGGAAGCAATTTTAGCTTCAATGGGATAAAAGGCACGATTGTAAAAATAACAGAAACATATAGAAAGAATGTGTTAGTTATTAAAGTTTCAGAGCTGCCGAAAAATAATCAATTTAAGGGTCGTAAAGTCGAAACCATTGGTATCTTTGAATATCCGGACGGGACACTCGAGTTTATGGCAGTGATTGATTGACATAAGATCACAATATCTGTATATTTTAACCACTGTGATGATCAAGATAAGTAAATATCTCAAGGAGACATTACAATGATTGAAATTTACGGTACAGAACAATGCACCTATTGCAAGCAGGCAGTCTTGCTATGCGAATCAAAAGCAATTCAGTACGAATACACTGATGTTCGTGCTGGGTCAAATTTACAGTTATTAGAAGAAAGAGTTGGAACAAAGGTAAAGACTGTGCCACAAATTTTCAAAGATGGACAGTATATACCCGAGGGATTTTTTGGTTTACAGAAGGAATTAGCAAAAAGCTAATAAATGATATGATTAAGAGATCATCGTACGAAGACGGATATGACTACGAAGATGACGATTATGAGGAACACCGCGGACCTCGTAAGTTTAAGAAAGATGAACCTCCTCCGGAGAAAAGAAAGAAGTGGGATCGAGAAAGCCAGTACGATCGAGACCATGACTACGATGATCGACGATAAATAGTACACTGGAAGATAGCATGTCTGGGACATAACGAGCCTCGAAAACTCGGCCCTTTGTGATGAGCAGGGGATGGTTCGATTCCATTATCTTCCTCCAGGAAAATATGAAGTTAAGTGAAATTGATCTAATTGGTAAGCCTACTCCGAGTTTTAAGCAAATTCAACTTAAACATGGTGTTAGATTTAGAGACCTAATGGTTCAACTTTCAAAAGGTATCAAGATAGAAATGGAACATACGGGTGATTTAGCTCTCGCAAGGGAAATTGCGTTAGATCATTTGAATGAGTTTCCAGATTATTACGATAGGCTCGAACAAGTCGAAAAGAAATAACTCGCTGTAGTTCAATGGACAGAATAGGGCACTCCTAAGGCTTTGATCACCGTTCGATTCGGTGCAGCGGGACCAATAAAGAAAAAGGGCACCAAGGTGCCCTTTTTGCTGAGCATAATTTCTTATGCTAGGTTTAGATCTGCTTGTCCTAATGCAACAGCAGGTTGTGTTGACCAGCTATAGCTTGTGATGGCGATATTGATTGGTGCACCAGTTTCCTGAGGAACTGTGTTTGCAACATTAAAAATATCAACACGGAACTGTGCAATCTTTGCGCATGGCAACGGAGCACCACCGAACGGTGTTGCTGTGATAAAGCACTGTCCTGGTAGCAATGCACCTACTGCATTAGCATTTACCATAAACACGATTTCTGATTTTGTTCCATCGCTTACTACATAAGCAGCAGAACCTGTTTGCTTAACAATGTATGCATTGGTAGCAGTTGTATTATCTGCCCAACGAACGCCATTGACACGGATTTGGTTACCAGCTGTAGCTGACGGACCGAACCACTTTTCTTTGATGGGTCTTCCCATTTTATCTCCTTTGGAATAATATTCCATTATTGTTTTTACATGATATTTATCTCCTTGTCGGTAAATATACAAATAAACGCGCTCAATAGGTATAAAATGGATTATAAGAAACACTATGAAAGATTGATCGACAAGGCAAAGAATAGATTGCCCCCGAAGGTGAAAGAAGATCATCATATTATTCCGAAGTGTATGAATGGAACAGATGCGCCCGGTAATATCATATCCCTTTCCCCAGAAGAACATTTTGTCGCCCACCAACTGCTTGTAAAGATATACCCGGGAAATAAGAAACTTATTTCGGCATTATCGATGATGTGCTGTAAGAGTCCGAAAAATAAAAGAAATAATAAATGGTATGGGAGGATTAGAAAGCAGTTTGCAGAAGCACATTCCGGAGTAGGAAATAACAACGCCAAACTTTCGTCCGAGCAAGTCATTGAGGTATATCATTCTACCGAATCATATAAGTTATTATCCGAGAAATACAGTGTAGGAACCTATCAAATAATATCCATAAAAAGAAAACTAACGTATAAGAATGTGACAAGGGATATTTTAGATCTGCCGGGATTCTATACAGAAGGTAAAACAACACGTCTCCCTTTGCCTATTGAATTTATTGAAAAGATATTTTACGATTCGGGAGATTATGCTTATTTCTGGGAAAAATATAAAGCGACAGAAAGAGTCGTCCAAAGCATAAAGAATAAAAAATCATTTAGGAAGATAACATCGGGGTTCGGAACACCTGGTCAGGTAAGACGTTACGGAATGACGCGCGATGAGGTTGAAGCAGTTTATAATGCGACCGGAACCAACCGTGATGTAGCATTGCGTTTTGGTATACATTACAATACGGTAAGAAATATCAAAGGTAAGAATTCTCGTGCCTTTGATATCTGGGAGGAATTTTGATTTAGCCATTTGACACCTTATATGGTTCGCCGGCATAATTGATTATGGTAAAACAAATCGAGACGTCCAGGAACATTCGAACAACGCTTGACATGCTGCCGGTAACTACCTGGTTAGATAAAAATGTTGTTGATAATAACTGGTCATGGGTAGTATCGGATACCTACATTCCTGGTTGGGGACATCCGATGATTGTGGAATTTGAGAATCCTGTGACACCTGAATTTCTTACATTATTTAGACTTATGTTCGGATAATCCCCGATTTGACACATTGCATGACCGCATGCATAATTGTTAGACAATAAACACAGGAAAACAACAACAATGAAGCTAGATGTCGAAGTCAACGAAGTAGTATTATCGAATGTGGGAACAACGGGCGAGTTCCGTATTCGTAATTCCGCCAAGGCGTTTAAGATTCTTTCTGACGGCCTATATTCGAACAAGATCCGCGCAGTCATTCGCGAACTATCGTGCAACGCATTGGATAGCCATGTAGGCGCCGGCAAAGCAGAAGTTCCGTTTGAAGTACATCTCCCGACAATGCTTGAACCGTGGTTTGCGGTAAGAGACTTTGGTTTGGGCCTGGACAACGATCAAGTTGTCAATATCTACACCACCTATTTTGAATCTACCAAGACTGATTCCAATGCATTCATTGGCGCCCTTGGTTTAGGTTCAAAGTCCCCATTCAGCTACACAGAAAACTTTACTGTTACTGCCATCAAGAATGGAACCAAGCGCATCTACAGCGCATTTATTAACGACCACGGTGTTCCGTCCATTGCAGAAATGGGCGAAGAACTTACAGACGAAGGAAACGGCGTCGAAGTAAAGTTCAGCGTTACCGATCGTAGCGATTATAATTCCTTCCGCAACGAAGCACACACGGTGCTGAAGTGGTTTGAACATAAGCCAATCATCACAGGCGTTGAGGGCTTCCAGCACGGTAAGATTACCTACAAGGATAAGGACATTGTCCCGGGTGTTCATACACGCGGAGAAAACGAAGATTATTACAATCGTGGTAGCTTTGCTATCATGGGAAATATTCCGTATCCGTTGAACTATGTTCCGGATGCACAAAAGCACTTCGGCGAACTTGCCAGCCTACTTGATTGTAATCTGGTCCTGGAATTTGACATTGGCGAACTTGACTTTGCTGCATCCAGAGAACAGCTTAGTTATATTCCACTCACTATTGCAAGTATCAAACGGAAGCTTGAGCTTCTGAATGCCAACCTTGCAAAGCACATTGCGAAAAGTGCAGATGTAATTGAATGTGAATGGAAAAGAGCAGAATACCTTAGAGAGCAGGCACAATCACGGTTGTTCCGCGCAGCCGTAATTCGTTATGTCACAGATTCGAAGTTTGAGTTGTTTGATGCGTCTAACCATTATGGCAGAAAAGAATTCAAATATCTTACCGCGAAGCTTGCAGAGCGTGGATTGACCATTACTGCATTCAGCACATATGGTAACGGTTCTACAACGAAGCACAGCGAGAGCCACGAATACACTAACAAGCCTAACGCTACCGGCGGCCATGAATATATTGGATTTTGGAGCATTCCGGTCGACATGAAGGTAGTTATTGTGCAAAACGATCTGAAAACTGGTTGCCAAGCCAGGGCCAGATATCACTTTGCAAATCATTACGGAAAGCAGGCTAGCGTTTTCTGCATCACGCATAGCAGCGACGATCTTGAAGTAAGGCAAGCAGAATATGACTTGCTGATGAAAGAACTTCACAATCCACCGGTAATCATGAAGGCTAGCGAGCTCGAGAAGAAAGAGCGCGCAAAGCCAATGTCTAGCACAGGCATTGTGGAAATTGGAATCAAGGCTAACGAACGCGCCGGCCACTCTGGTGCATACATGTGGAGACCGTATCGCGAAGAACTCGACGATAATGTGACCTACTATTATGTTACACTGAATAACTGTGATCCTATTGATCAGGAAGGTAACGGCATCAATGTGTTCAACCTGAAGGCGCAGATGGACGAGTGCGGCATTGCAGGAATTCAGAATATCAGAATTCTCGGTGTGCGCAAAAATCGAATCAAAGAACTGCAAGATCT